AGGAGTGACCGACGGAGCCACGACCACCGGAGCGATCTTGAAGGTGGCTTCCGGTTGCTGGTCGATCTCATTCGGATCCGCATTAAGATTCAGCGAGAAGATCTTCTTCAACCCGTCGTCCGCAACCTCGAGCGTGCCGACGTACTTCGCGTCGCTGTTGTTGTACGTGACGGTCGAGTAGCCCATCAGGCCGCCGAGGATCGTGTTGACGGTAGCGATGGTAGCCATCACCTGCGCGGTGTCCGGGAGGTGCCAGATCTGGGACAGGGCGAAGTACAGAGCGGAGAGCGCGGGCAGCCCGATCGCGGCCGCGTGCTTCACGACGGTGTAGACCTTGTTACTCAGGAGAGGCGTTCGGGAATTCGACCCCGGCGCTGGAGACGACTGGGACATCTGGTATGAACCTTTCGTGGTGTGTGTTTCGGAATATCTCCGAGTATCTGCTGTGGGGGCGGAATGGAAGGGTTCTGACTTCCAGCCATATTCTTTCGGCGACTCCGTTCCCCCCGAGAGCCATGTACGGTTCGACGAAGTACTTCTGGTACTCCTCGAATTCGTCTCTCGTCACCCAGCCCCGCTCGATGTAGGCGATGCCGAGCGTCGTGACCCGGTCGTAGGCCAAACCCATCATGAGACGGGTGACTGAATTGTTCTTGCTTCTTTGGTGATCCAGGAAAGCCCAGAACCCCGAGGAAGCGAGAACAGATCCGATTATGGCTATGACCAACTGTAGCCAGGAAGTCACAACGTCATTCCTTTCTTAGCAGGTACGTTCGAACTCCATTTCTAGCCGAAACCACGGTCTATTGCTTGACGAGTGATTATCGGCAGCGCTTGTTTCCAAACACCGCCGCTTCTTACGTAGGGGATTGCCGTCTTCCAGACTCCCCCCACGTTCACGTAAGCCCCTAGAAATGTTGTAGCAAAGCTGGATTGGGACCAATCGCTCCAGCCTATCGCATTCTGAGATTGTACCCACACGTAGTAAAGCGTGCCCATTGCCAAGTTGGAAAGGACGAAAGGCGATCTCGGAGCTGCGACAATCGTCGAAGGTCCCGAAGGATCGTTCACACTGTATCCAACGTGGTAACCCAAAATTGTAGATCCGCCATTGCTGTTATCCGTCCAAGCGACAGTCATGGAGGACACACTGACGTTGGACAGAAGCGGTCTTGTCGGAGGATCCGGTCTATTGGTTCTGTTGATCAGCTGAGCGAAGGTAGTCGGGCCGCCAAAGCCCTGAGTACCGGTCGCATTCAGCTTGAACTGAACCGTTTGCGTTGTGGTGACATTCCAAGCGCCGAGCTTCTGCCATCCGGCGCCTGCATTGTAGTTGAACGTCAACCAAGGACTGAGTACACCATTAACTCCGTAAGACCAAGGCAATGCATGGTTGAATGTGTCAGAGTTGAACGAGTTCAACCAGAACTCGACGGTGGTACCCAAGTCCCGGATCATCATCTTTCCGGAACTGCCGGTGGAGTGTAGGTAGTCAACCATAAACCACCTACGGCGTTATCTTGAAGTAGATGTCTCCGTCGCTGCCACCGATGGGATCCGTGGTACCCGAGGAAATGCCGGCCGCCGAGCGGAAGCCGGCCTTCCCGACGGGGATCATCGCCAAAAGCGCTGCGATGTAGTCGCGCGTTCGGTTGATCTCTCGTCCACCCCAGCGAACCCGGCCTTCTTCACCGGTGTCGGGGACGACTTGATATCCAGCCGCTACTGCTTGATCGCCAACAGCCATGTGATCCGTCCTTTCTCATCAGGGCTGATTACCCCAAACCGACGTGGTATCGGTGTCGAAGTCAAACCAAGCTTTGTTGTTGGTCCAGGACAGCCATGAACCGGTGTTGATGACGATGTTGCTCGTGAGCGTCGGATATGAGCGCGTCCCCTGTTCGTCACAGGTGAAGATCTGCTCAGTGACTCGCATTTCCGCAGCCACGCCGTCCGTATTCTGCAATTCGACGAGATCGCCCAGATTGTAGTCACGTCCGTAGACGTACTGACTGTTTTGACTGATTTCCCCGTCGAAACCGAAATAGACGCGAGAGGCCGTGAGAGCGTTCATACCCCTGAGTGTCAGAGCAGAAGCGATTTCAGCTACCGTACCACTTGTGACATCACTTGCATCGACAACCAAAACCCGACGTTCGAAGCCTTCTACAGTTGGATCGACACCTGTTCCATATACCATCTGAAAACCAACTGGCGAGAAGACGTACGCGACGTTCTTCGCGCTGTCGATGGTGGTCAGTTCTTTGGTGTTTTGCAAGTTATCAAGCTGTGGTCCGAAAACCACCGGCGTAAGGGTGGTTTGCCCGGTTGTTCGATCGCTTCCCGCGTACACATCGAAATGAATAAGCCCGGTGGCATCGTCTCGAAGCATCCGGAATCCAAGATCGTATGCTGCGCATATTTTCGTGGAAACCACATCGTAGACCGTGGTCGGTGTGATTTTGAGTGTGATCGGATCGATCGGTTCAGGGATCGTGGACGCAGGCATGAGAGACGTTTCCGATATCCCAGGGATGACGTCCCCAGTATTCAGAACGCCGCTCACACAGATGTTGTGGAATACCGTCCTCGCGATATTCGCAGGTGTATCTGTGATGACCCAAGCCGGTGACGTGGTCAGATCACTCAAAGATTCTTTGGCAACCCGATCGAGAAGGATCGCCTCCATTGATCGTCCTTTGATGATGAGAACGCGTTTACCATCTGCGTCCCAATCATCCTCAAAGGACTCGATTCGCATGATGTAATTCGAGCGGTCGAGGGCCAAATACGTGTCCAGCTTGAGCAACGATCGACTCTGGTGGTTGGAGTAGATATTGAGTTGGAAGTCTCCGTAGACGAACTGTCGCTCAGTCCAAATCAAGGATATGTACTGATCGATGACGTACTGACGACGATACAAAGCGTCGAGGATATAAAGATCCACTACAACTCCCCGTATCGTTTGATGTAGCTGATCGATGCCGTGCTAGCCGGAGTAGGCGTAGCCGAAACTCTCAGCCAATTGTCCCCCGGGGCTAACAACGGCCAGACGGATTGCGGAGACACACCGTACAAGATCGAGCTCGTTACGCCGGCTCGCAGGAGATCAGCATATTTGTTCCCTGGAACAGTGCTGATCGTTATCACGTCGCCAGCTAGTAGCGACGCTGCGAAATCCATCGTCCAGGTGTTGAGCAACCCGTCGACGTAATACAGCGCGAATTCGGACATCGCCGCGTTGACATTCAACGTGAAGACGAAGCCCGTGTCCACTGTTCCGACATACGGAATATACGTCGCTGCAGAAGCAGTGGATGACAGACCACTCACGGTTACGGGAACCGGGTCGGTGAAGTCGGGGTTGAAACATATGATGGATATGTTCAGTTCGGGTGTCTGACTGAACATCGGTGATGCACAGTCTTCGACATATCCGTTGATCACATATCCATCTTCGATCGTGTCGTCTGTGTCGTCAACGAAGAATTTCAGATTGACGGGGGACTTCGGACGGAAGAAGGCGTATACCTGACGACGAAGAGCCAGAACCGTCCCCAAGCTGGGATCCGGATCCAGACCGATCTTCATCGTGATGTTTCGAGAACCACGCCTTGCTGACTGATAGACCTCACCATCCTGATCTCCGAAAGCCGAAGAAGCAAGAATGGCTTTCACGGGATCCAGCCCGGCGACATCCTTGAGGTTGAGTCCCCCAGTGACGTCGCCGAGCCGGAGCGTGAGGAGGTCTCCCTTAGGGGTTCGCACCTCCACCTTGGTAAACAAGGACACCTCTCACTTGAGACAGTTGGTTCTTTGTCTGACGGTAGAGCTCCGCCGCAGACAATGCCTTCGGCGAGTAGTTGTTCTGTGTGAAGGAGACTCCGGCAGGCGATTGACCGCCAGCAGTTTCACCACTGAATGCGGACTGATTTGCCGAATATCCCTCGGAGGCATTTTGGGCCTTGGAATATACCGACCCGACATCGACGGACGAAGTTCCGATCATATTTCCAATTTGCCCAGCACTCTTCTTGATTTCCGACAGATCCAACACCGGCGTGATTCGAGGAGTCGTGTCGATGTTGTCGGTAATCAGACTGGACATTCCGGCGATGGTCTTGCTCATCGACAGAAGGGCGGTCTTTCCGACACCGGCAGAAGAATTCGCGACTACGTCACTCATGGATGAAAGACCAAGTGCGAAACCAGTACTGCCGTCTGCACCAATCTTCATGAATTCCTTGGATGGGGAGTGCGAATCCAGTTGTTTCTTAGCAGCTGCCAAAGCTATCTGAGCAACCTCTTTAGCCGCATCTGAAACTGCCGTTCTACCGCTGAATAGACCACCCGTCAATCCGTCAATAATCGCCGAAGCCAGGTTCATACCGGCATCTCGAAGAGCCGCGGTGTTTCGCCTGATCGCGTCGGCAAGACCATTGATGAAACCGATGATCGTATCGAACGCAGACTGAATGACAGCAGGCATGTTGTTCTTGATGCCATTCAAGAATGCGATGATGATGTTCGCTCCGGCGGTTACGATCCCTGAAACCTTTCTAGCTATTCCATCAAGAATAGCGATGATGAGGTTTCCACCCGCGTCGGCGAGTTTGGGAGCATAGTCAACCAGTTTCTGCAGAAGCATCAGAAGAAGCGACAGCAGAGTCGTGACCAACTTGGGGATGATGGCATTCATTGCGTCGAGCATGGCCAGAAGGATCGTGACCGTAGACTTAGCAACAGCCGGAGCCGCAGCAGCGATAGCCTCTGCGAATGCAACGACGGCCGCGCCGATCGCTTTTGCCACGGATGGGAGAAGACCCAACATAGCTGAAACGATGGATACGAGAGCCGCAGCACCTGCTGATCCTGCAACGCTTAGAGCTGTCAAACCCGCAGCGAAGAGGAACACACCTGCACCGGCAAGAGCCATTCCCGCGCCCATGAGCGCAATGGCTGCTCCGAGAGCCAGAAGTATCGGAGTCAACGGAGCAAGGACGAGACCTGCTGCTCCGAGGACGATGAATACGCCAGCCAGTCCTGCGAGAGCTTCGCCGAGCTGAGCCCAGGACATATTGCCCAACGCCTTGAGCACCTGAACCAGAACTTCGAGTGAGGCAGCGACGACGAACAATGCCGCTGCTCCCGGTAGAGCTTCTTCCATGAATATCACTGCGAGAGCGATGATTCCCAGAGATCCAGCAAGCTCCACCAAACTCTTGGCAATAGCATCCCAAGACATCCCTCCCATTTTGGCGAGTGCATCACTCACCATTCCGAGAGAAGACGCCACCACGAAGATTGCTGCTGCCGAGAGAAGCGATTCGGGTGGAAGAAGCGCCAATGCCGCTACGATTGCGCTCAGAGCACCTGCCATGGTGACGATACCCTTGGCGATCTGTCCCCAGCTCATTTGCCCCATTTTGTCCATAGCGCTTGCGATCTTCCCGAGGGAAGAAGCGACTATGAGCACGCCCGCTGCCGAAACTACAGACTGCGGTGGGATGAGCTTGAGCGCCGCTGCCATGATGCCGAGACCTCCGGCCATGGAAGCGAGACCCTTGCCGATCTGCGTCCAGTTGAAGTTCGCAAATCCCTGCATCGCACTGGCGAGGATCTTCACACCGGTAGCAAGTAGGATGATACCAAGACCGGCACTCACACCGACCTTGTCCGCCTGCGCAAACCTGCTGAAGAGAGCCAACGTTGCCAGAAGACCGGCGATTCCACTGAGACCCTTGGTGAGCTGATCCCAGCTGAGACCGGACATGCCGACCACAGCTTTTGACAGGGTGTCTACCGCCTTAGCGAAGGCATTCAAACCCAGGCTGGTGGCGATGAGGCTTTCCGGACTTCCCATCAAACGCAGCGTAGCAACGAGCTCGGCAAGAAGAACACCGAGTCCGGTGAGACCTCTCGCCAGAGCATTCCAATCAAGTCCAGAAAGTTCCTTAACCGCGATGACGAGAATGTCGATCGCCGTGGCCAGGAGGATCAGGGACCCGGCCATGAAGGGCATCTTGATGAAACCCTCGGTGCCGATGAACTTCTGGAAGAGCGCCATGGACGCGACGAGTTGTGTGAACATCGCTGTGATCGCCACGCTGGACCGGATCAGTCCGGCCTGGTCGATCCTCGAAAGAGCGATTACCGCGATGGTAAGAATACCAACCGCGGCGGCTATCTCGAGGAGCGTCGCAGCCTTGAGTGTCCCTTGCATCGTCTCAAGAGTCTTGGTAAGACCTTCGAACGTTTCCTTGATTGTGTCGACAAAGTCGCCAAGTTCGCCTCCGCCCTTGAACTTGTCAACGAACTTCTTCACCAGCAACAGGATTCCGGCGAACAAACCCGCGTTGATGAGATTCAAAACGTCCTGGAAGTTTAGGTTCTTGAACGCGTCCATGAGCTTGTGCGCAAGACTGTCGAAAGTGGTTTCGGCTTTCTTGGCCAAAGGCTCGAAGAACGAGGCCAAATCACCCATGTGCGCGAAGAACCAAGACCATGCTGCAGAGGCCATTCTGCCCAATGCTTCAATCGGGCTGAGCTTCTGCGTTACATCGTCGAGCGCCTTCGTGGCTTTATTGCTGTCGAATTTGTCGAAGAGGACGCCGATGTATCCGGTGATAAGCTGGATTAGCCTGATCGGAAGGGCGAGTATGTTTCCGAGCAACCTGAAGAAGTCAGTGACTCCATGTCCGCTTTCGACGAAGTCCTTGAACTTGACGAGTGCGTCGCCGACTCGCGCGGTTAGTTCGAGGAACCCCCCGGAGCCATTTGTCACTACTCCAAACAAATTACCGAGGACGTCGAAGACCTGCTTGACGAGGAAGACGGCAATACTGAAGATGGAAAACACACCGGCAAGGGTGCGTTTCAATTCTTCACTAGTACTTACTCCCATTTTGAATCTGTCGACCAGGTTGCCGAACCAGAGTGTTGCGTTGTACAACTGTTCGGCTGTCGTCGGCGGGAAAACCTCTCGGAAAGCCGCCTCGATCACTTTGATCACATCGCCGAGATCCTTCATGGCGATCCCGAGATCTGTGATCAACTCCTTCCGGCCGCCGAGCTTGTCCCAACCCACGAGTAGGTTGTTGAGAGCGTAGATCGGCCCAGTCAGAGCATTCTCGGCAACGTTGTGGATGTTGCTGAAGAGGTCCGTCGCCTGACCGATGTCACCGAAGACCGTCTTGAAGATGGTAGCGTAAGCAGTACCAACCTCTTCCTTCAAGGCCTGAGTCAGTTGAGTCATGGTCTTGATCTTCGTGGCTGCATTCACAGCCGTCGTACCAAGAGCTTGAATCTGTGCTGCCTGCTGAGCGGTGAAGCCCATGGCCTTGAGTTGAGCGGCGCTGAGATCTCCGGTGAATTGAGCCAGAGTCTTCGTCAGGATGTCGGAGGTGAGCCAACCCTGCTGAAGGCTGTCCCGGAAGCTACCGGCCTTCTTGATGATCGCATCGATGTTGACGCCGGCTGCTCTAGCCGTGTTCTCAAGAGCGGTCTGGAAGGTCTTTCCACCGAGACCGGCATTGACAACCGAGTTCCAGTCCTGAAGCTTGACTGTCCCAGACGCAATTGCCTGAGACAATTGATACATCGCACTGGAAGCCTGCTCGGATGTTGCTCCGGACATGGCCGCAAGGTTGGCAATACCCTTGATCGACTCGACCGATGTCTGCAGACCTACGCCGGCTGCCGTGAAGGTGCCGATGTTCTTGGTCATGTCGCTGAAGTTGTACACCGTTTGATTGGCATACGTGTTCAGCTCAGCCAAAACCTTGTTGACATCGCCGATCTTCGTTCCTGCGGCCGCAGTGTTGGCGAGAATCGTCTGAACCGCGTTGATCTGAGTTTCGTAGTTGGCGAAGCCGTCTTTGATCGGATCGAAGACGAACGACTTCGCCATCTCGACACCTGCGTCGATCACCTTATTGGTGATGTTTGTCAACGCGGTGATTCCGATGACACCCAACGCGGAGAACTTGCTCGCGACGGCGTCGACTCCGGAAGCAAGGCTTCCAAGATTCATCTTGCCTGCGGCGGAATCGACATCTTCCAGACCCTTGGTGGCTCCCTGAAGCTTGAGACCTTCATTCAACTTCTGGAGCGAAGCGAGTGTGGTGGCGACTCCTTGTTCGAAAACCTTGTTGTCGAACACCATTTGAACGACACGCTGATCGATATTACTCACAATGAAGTCACCGCCCTCCACACTCGGTCTTCGATCTGGTCAAATATCGGTTTGATTGCCGGATTGATGTAGTCCCGGCCTTGCACGTATCCCCCAGTTCCGGTTGCGTAGCCGTATTGGAGCATGATCGCCACAGGGAAGTCGTTTTCGATGTCGGTGTTGGTCCAGTAGATTCCGTATCTACCGTTGTTGACCTCGACGTCGTAACTCCAAGAACCAGCAGCCAGACCTGTGTCGGTTGGAGTGGCCGATTCGAGAGCCGACACACCTTCTGCGCCACAGGAGTCCATGATCGACAGAATATCGAGTTTGGACAAATTCTTGAGGAACGATTCCGAACGAGAGGAATCGCCGCTCACGCTGAAGGTGATCACAGATACCTCTCAGTGTGAATCGAGCCAGGCACCACCAACACGAACGTGAGGTTTGGCTAGAACCCAAGCGCCGGCCTGTCGTGCCTTCACCGATGCTTCGACCCATACTCCGCCAACCATGACGTGCGTTTTATGGAAGTTGGCAAATATGGCTGCTTCGTCGATGTTGCATTGCCAAGTCGCGTTCTCGGATGCTGTAAAGAACCCGGGCTGAATTCGATACTTGACCTTGGTTTTATCGTAAGTGCCACCGACAGTGCATTGTCCAAGTTGTGTCCAGGTAACACCATCGGACGACTTATACGAATGCAGGATGTTGTCGCTTCCAAGCATTCCCAGACCGAACCAACCTCCATCAGGAAGTGCTGTCCCTGCGCCGGTTCCAGACGTTGTTCCTGAAACGGTAGCTGCGCCGTTGGTTCCGAAAGCCCAGTTGGTTGTCAGGATCTCGGAAACACAATAGACATCGTTGCCGTTCGAATCGGTTGCGGTGATACCGAACCGGCAGGAAGACGTGGCCGTTCCAGAACCGGGATGCCACTGCACGGCGAATATAGAATTCGTCATGTTGTGGTATTTCCTGGTGCGCACCCAAGGGAAGTTGGTGGTCACCTGAATATGAAGTTGTTGACTGGTCTCTGTGGCGGCGCCAGACAACTCCCAGACAGTGGTCGTGTCCAATGAGTTGTCGTTGAAATCGTCGATCGACGTTTTGACATAAGTCATGGATCACACACCGCTGGTGTCGAACCACACCGAACCGTTGGGTACAGTCAGAGAGCCTGACGGATCGACAGTGCCGACGTAGATGAATGGTTGTGTGGGGTTCGTCCACGAAGATCCGCTGTAGTACTTACCCTCTACGATCGGCGCAGCACCGATGATGTCTGTAGCCAACTGAGCCGGGGTACGATGCGTCCATCCACCGCTTTCGTACTGCATGACATCACCGACCCCTGGGACGATCGCTGCGATGGTGGTCAGGTTGCTATTCGAAGGCTGTTTGCCGGCGATGGCGGTATTTATCGGTCCGGTTACTGCCGCGAGGTGAGAAGGGCTCACTGCGGTGGAATCGTCCGTTCCCGCGTTAACCTGAGAAGTCGTGGCGATCTGGATGATCCCCGCCGCAGCCTCTGAAGCGGAGGGAAGAGTCGTGATGACGGGTCCGAGATCGGTAACTGTTCCATCATGAGTGGTCACCGTGAGATGGCCGGCGCCGTTGATGGATGCACTCTGAAGGAGCGTGGCGACAAGAGCGTCGATGGCTGCTGAAGTCTTACCCACAACCGTAGCCATACTCGCCTCCTTTTCTATGAGGTGAGGGTGAAGGTTCCGTCGCCGTTATCGATGACACCCGTCGGCCACGTCACTTGGAACGTTTCGGAGTCGAGCATCGGAATCGCGCTCAACGGAGCAGTGATGGTAAACGTACCATCACCATTGTCGGTGATCGTCATGTTGTCACCGGTGTCGATCAGATCCGTGATTTCGGATATCAGCGGAAGTCGAGCCGCCGATGTAGCATTCCCGTAAAGAATGTCTTCTACAGCGGAAAGAACATCAGGATCGATTTCCAGAGAATTGAGAACGAAGTGCGAAGACCACCGATAACCGGTTATCGCCGGAGGAAGAGTAGTGATGTTCCAACTGAGGTCGTCCGGGTTGGATGATCCACTCATCGACTTGTGCGCTTGGTTTGCCGGAGACGCTAGAGCGTTGTAGATCAGATGAATTTTGTACCCGTAGTCCGACGATTGATCATTCCCTATCATCGAACGATAGGAAAGACCGAACGACTGCCTGCGTTGCTTGGTGATAATGAACCCTGGACGAATGGAAACCATTCCGTTACAAGGTTCGAATTCTTGTGGGTAGGTGTAGGCAGTCAGAGTCGCCGAAAACTCTTCCGGAGCAGAAGTGTTCACAAACTTCACGCCATCGACGTAGAAAGGTTGCGCGGCACCTCCGGAATTGTTTTCCGTGATCGACGTAAGACCATTCCATGGAACACCCGGTTGCCCGTCGATGTACAAAACGCCCCGGTCAAGACCTGCGTTGTAGAGACGTTCTCCAGGACTGTCCCAGATGATCCTAGCCAAATTACGAACCTCCTCTCAGCCCTTGGTTCCCATTTGAGCTCTTCTCTGACGGTTCAGTTCTCTGTATTGCGCTGCGATCTCGCCCTCACTCATGGTTTTGGGTGGCGAATTCTTTAGATTGCACACCTGAACGAGAGTGAGGAGTCTGTTCAAATGCCAATGTTGACATTCGAACGGGATGTTCAACGCGATCATCCAGTAATAGATGATCTCAGCTGTGATGATCTCGCGACTTCGCTCGTTCGGCGTGTTGTTGAACCAAGTCGCGGTCATCTTCGCGTTTATGTAATTGTTGATCTCGAGAATGTTCTCTTCGGAAAGTCTCATGAAGACTTCCTTAGGAACATCGGGAGTGAGAGTCATGGCCATGATGTACCACAAGATCTCTTCGCCAGTCTTCTCCTCGGCGCTAAGGAATGGCTTTTCGAAGAATGACTCCCATTTTGACAGAGAAACCAGAGAGTGCTCTAGTTGCAGCACAACCGTCTCGGCCGAAACGAACGTGCTGGTCGCTTCGTCGAAACCCTCTTGAGTTGTAATCACAAGTTCGAGCACTCTCTGGAGCCTCTCTTAGTAGGTGACTTCCCACTCGTCGGCGGTCTCCGGCCCGAAGGCGTAACCCTTGTTCGGACGCGCCTCGACGACCTTGGTCGAGGTGATGACCACGGAGCCGGTGACGACCTTGCCGTCGATGTAGTAGGTGACGCCGGTGACTGACGGGATCGTGATGGTGTGCGTGGGCTGGTCGTAGGTCGGAACCGTCGGAGCCACCACGGTCACGGTGCCCGCGAACAGCGCCAGAACGTCGTCCGGCATCGGGAGCGACGGATCCTGACCGGCCGTTCCGTACAGGAAGCCCTCGAGCGTCGCGAGAGCCGCCGCGTCAACCTTGGTCGAGTCGATCGTGATCGTGGCAGTCGGCTTCTGTCCCGTCACGGCGACCGGGATCGTCGTGATGGTCCAGGTGAACTCCATCGCCGCCGGGTTGTCGTTGATGGTGGTGAACGCCTTCTGGGAGGGCGCTGCGACGGCGTTGTAGACGAGGTGGAGCTTGTATCCGGCGTCCGTACCATCGGTGTCGGTGCCGACTCGGGTCCGGTAGCACAGCCCGAACGACTTGCGGGTCTGCTGGCCGATCGAGACGCCCGGCTCAGGCTCGTACGAACCATCGCACTGTGCCCACTGCTCGGGGTAGGTGAAGGCCGAGAGGTCCGCCTCGAAGTACTCGACCGAGATCAGGTTGAGGTAGAGCTGGTTGTCCGCGTACTGCTTGTTGGACGTGGCGCCAGTCGGCTTCTCGGTGAGCTTGGTCAGACCGCTCCACGCGTAGCCGTTGCTGTAGGCGCCACCCGCGTCCGGGATGTAGAGAACACCCTTGTCGAGGCCGGTCTCGTAGGTACGGCTGCCGACGGTGTCCCAAGTGAGTGCTGTCACTTCGGTTTTTACCCCTCAGTAGTAGAGATTGTAGACGTTGTGGTTAAGGTTGTTGGCCACAAAGAACCGATTGTGGAGACACATCGGCAGCGCAAGGACCTTGGCAGGGATCAGACTGTCAGGATCCGAGTCGATGACGGTCACCTGATACGCGTTTGTCATACGGTACGGCACGTTGTCGGCGAATTCACTCTTTGCCTTGTAGGGTTGGTAGACGATGCAAGGATATTGCATCGAGGTATCGTTAGGGGCTTGAAAGTACACGTTCGGACTTCCAAGAATTCCCTCGAGCAGAGCTTGTAGTTCAAGCCGACTGCCCATTGTAGATACCTCCCAACGTCAGAACAAGGCGGGGAGGCTGGACGTCAACCGCAGTCACCGTCCAGTGCTTCCCCAGCCACTCCACATATCGAATGTCCATGAAGTTATGTGTCGCATAAGCGTCAGCGACAATCGAAATGGAGTTTCCTACGGAAATATCGTCGTTAACCAACGCGCCTTCCCGAAGCTGGCGTGTGTTCCGAACAACATCTCCGAAATATTGAACTTCGACTATGCTGTCTTTCCACACGCCAGGCGCGGTTTCTACAGAAGCGCCGTAGCCGACTTTTCCGTAGAACTTCATGTCACCGCCTTATCAGCTGTTGCTGTTGGCGCCGGACGGGTTCGGGCGGGTGAAGTTCCAGTACGCCGTGCGGTCGCCCGAGGTCGGGATGTAGTAGCCCGCGGCCGGGGTCGCGACGATCTGGATGCTGGCGTCCTTGGCGATGGCGGCCTGAGCACCCGGGGTGAGGGTGTTGCCGTTGCCGTCCTTCCAGACGATGTTGGCGGTGTTCGGGACCGTGACGATGCCGGTCGCGGGGTCGAAGGTCGGGATACCCGGGGTGACGGCCACGTCGGTGGACGGAACACTCCAGACAGCCAGCGCACCCTTGACTCGAGTCATCGCGCCGGAGATCCGGGTCTCGATCAGGTACTTGTACTGGTTGTAGTCGATGTCGAAGAAGTCGAACATGTTGACTTCCCCGCCCTTGTCAGCACCGACGTTGTAGTCCGCCGGGTTGACGATGATGCCGATCAGGCCGGCCGGAGCAGTCGGACTCTCCAGGACCTCGACGGGGACGACGTCGGCGACATTCATCGCCGCGGCCAGGTCCGCCTTGGTCGGGTAGAGCCGACGCTGCATGCCGTCCTTGATGAGCAGCATCTTGGTGAGGTTCTGCCACGTGGTGTAGAACGTGGGCGTTCCGGTGCCCTTGTAGAACTCCATCGCGGCGAGGACGCCCTCGACGACGTTCTCCCAGACGGGGGTCGCCGTGAGATTGATGTTGACGTCCGTCTTGTAGAGCTCGTGCTCGTTGACGATCGAACGGAGGCCGGCGCCGCTGTTGGCGTTACCCGGGTCCTGGATCTTGTCCACGTCCGCGATGTCGCGACCGTCGCCGATGAGGATCGCCCGCGCGATTTCCTCCTTCAGCATCAGGTCCATCTCGCCCTTGAGCCAGGCGATCATGTCGAAGTCCGTGATGTCGATCACGTCGTCGCGGTCGACCTGCTGCTTCTTGTAGATCGTGGTCGGGGTGGTGAAGCGCTTGGAGACGGAGAACCATTCCTCCCGCTTGATGTTGCCCTTGACGTAGCCCTTCGCACGGGCCTCGTCCATCGTGATGTCGGCCACGATCGACTTCACGCGGGAGAACGGGCTGTGGGACAGGCCGCTGAGGAAGGGCTGCACCCATTCCATCCGACGGCTGTTGAACTGCGGAACGCTGTCGAGCGCGCGGTACTCCGGGAACAAGACGTCCATCGGAGTGACGCCGTGCTTCAGACAGGCCTCCTCGAAGACAGCCTTGAAGGAGGCTCCGGTCTTGATGGCGGTCTGGAACATCGCCGCCTTGTCCTCCTTGGAGAACAGCAGATCGGCGTGCTTGAACTCATTGCCCGTGTTCGGGTTGATGGCGCCGTGCTGAAGAACGGTGGTGGTCGTGCCCTGCGGCCGAGTGGCGCTCTGGGACTCGAAGACGTTGCGGGTCATGCTGGAGTCGGCTCCTTCCTGGTGGCTGAGGTCACCCTCGCCGGGCTGGTTGTTGTCGGAGTGCTCGGCGTCGGTACCCGACCCGTCTCCTTCGGTGCCGTCGTCGCCATTCTTGGCGGCCTCGGCGGCCTCACCAACCATGTAGTTGACGAGGTCTTGCTGTTCGGGAGTGAACGACTCCCAAATCTCCTGGATGGTCTTGTCCTGGGTTGCGTCGCCCGGGGCATCGTCTCCCTGACCGTCGGTGGTCGCGTCGCCGTCCGTGTCCTGAGCGTGAAACAGTTCCTCGCCCATGAAGATGATGACGTCGCCCTCGATCTCGTCGTACGAGCCGTCGGAGTGGCGAATGTTGACCTGATCGATCACCGCGCCGCGGTTCGCGCCAGCCAGAACGAGACTCGTCTCACGGATGTTGCCGTGCATGACGTTCTTGTTCTGCTCGACGAGATCGTTGGCGTAGATCGAGAGGTACTTCAGATCACCGTGCTCGACCATGAGCTTGGCGTTCTTACCCGACGGAGTCGAGTTGAAGTACCCATCCGCTCGGACGCCTTCGGCCTGGTGATGCAGGATCGCGTAGCCGAGAACGTTGTCGATCCCACTGTGACCATGCATGTAGACGAGCGGGACCTGCTTGCCGTCCATGTGCTTGAACGCGTCCGGCATGATCGTGCGACCATCGGTGCACTTGATGTTGACCTTGGTGGCCCAACCACTGAAGTCAGGTTCCATTTTGACGATTTCCTCCTGTCCCTGTCAGTTGTCGCTTGAGTAGTGGGTGAAGCGCCGGTCTTGAAACCGGAGCCAGCTCTGGACGTGGAACCGTTCCCGGCAAAACACGTCTGACGCTTGGTGGACCGGGTGGCCGCGGCGCAGGATCCACTGGTGGCGGTGTCGGCATGTTGCTGTTGATGAGCTTGTCCGCCTTCGGATCCTTCGACGGCTTCCAACCGATTGCCGCGCGAAGGTCGTTCGCAGAGGCGATCTCGTTCCTCGACAACATGTCGGCGATCTTGGCGAAATCCGCCATGGGAACAAGAGAGAAGGGATTCCGGAAGAACGTTATGGCCTGACCTTGCGTTCTGGCGGTCTTGCTGATGAACGTCGCCTGCATGGCTTCGACGACAGCGGTCACGATGGGCTCGATCGTTCGAACGAGGTAATTGTTCATCGTGGCCTCGCTGGCCGAACCATTCATGATCGTATCAGTGAGGCCGAGCTGGTCGTACAACATCTGAGTCAGGTACTGAACCTGGTCCATCAGGTTGTTAGTGGCCGGTCGGTTGAGCTGAGTGACCTTCTCGGTTCCGTCAGTGTAGGCAATGCCGTATTGAGTAGACTTGAGTTGGAACTCGATGTCCTTCCGACGCTGTTCAGCCTGTTGTCGCCGAGCCTCGGACTTGACCACGTAGGGAAGCTGGATGATCAGGTCCAACTTACCTGAACTGGACACTTCGTCGACTTGGTCGAGCATGTTCAGTTTCTTGATCAGGCGTTGAAGAGTCGAACTAGGTTCGTTCATCACCTGATAAAGCGGATTCTCGACGATCGCTACCATGCTTTTCGGTAGCGTGACTTGCTGTCGATAGCCCAGCTTCTCGTTGTAGAGCATGACTCGAACGTGTTCCGGGTACCAACCCGTTACTTCGCCGACGCGCATGGTAGTAACGTCGAAGGCGTTCGAATCGATCGGGTTGACGGTCGTGTCAACGGGCACGATCGCAACGACGCCCTTGTCGAACATCGTCATGAAGATGTCCTGACGGAACTGTTGGGCAAACTGGTCGATGTTCGCCTGAACACTGAGGCAGTTGTTCAAACCACTCTTGATGTCGGTGAGGTAACGACCGTCTGAGTCATTCCGAACGTGGACCATTTTGATTCCGGCTGCGTCGAGACTCATTCTCGTAAGGATCGAAGATATGATCGATCGTTCATTCGAGAATGTCAGTCTTGTACGATCGGGACGCATTCCGAAAGTAGATCCGCCCGCATAGGATTGGACCATCTGGTAATTCTCATCCCAATTGGTGAACACATTCCACGCGTGCTTCAAAAATGTCTTAAAGCCCATCAGTCACCTCCCTCCCAATTTCATTCGAAGGCCTCCTTGTTGGCCTTGTACGCTACGTACGCGTCCATCATGGCTGCGACGTTGTCGATCTTGGCTTCCTGGCGTTTCTTCAGAAGCTTGCGGTTCCCATTGGTGTCCTCGATGGTTATCGCGTTACCCATTGCGAACGACATGAGTCCCTGATCGAAGACCAACTTCCGTTGGTTGCTGAATATCTTGAGTTCGCCAAGCGGAACGGATTCTGTCTTTGCTCCCTGGATGACTTTCTCGATGGCGTAAGGACCGTTTTCTTGTTCCCAACGAGTGACGAATTCTTTCGCGTTATAAGGGTCGAATCCCAGAGCACGTACATCGTATTCCTCTGCTTCGATGTGGGCTTCGAGGTCGTCGTAAACCTCCATCATGTCGAGGACGGTTCCCTCGAGAACGTGAAGGCTTCCCTCTTGAATGAACTCGTCGTACTTCTGACGCATGGCTCCAGGGAGCTTCATCAGAGTAAGCGAAGTGATGTAACTTCGTGTCTTGACACCAAATCCCTCCGCTAGAGGGAAGAGGAAGGTGAAAGCACAGAAGTCATCACCCTGAGAAAGGTCTACGCCTAGAGCACAGGGCATTCTCCAGAAGGTTTGACGCCGATGAGGAATCGTTTCTTCGTATGTGAAGAAGTACGTGTATCCTTCCATCGGAATTCCGAACCGTTTTGCCAGAATGTCATTTCGCGAAGCTGGAGCTTTCTCAGCGCGCTCGACATCCAACTGATACGTTTCATAAGTGACAGTCAAACCGAGATTCGGATTCGCCTTAACCCACATTTCGGGGTTGGCAACTTCCTCAATTTCGTCCAGTTTGTAATGCCAAATCGAAACGTGCGGCGCAAGATACTCGCCCTTCAGAATATCGGCCAATTCCAGCTTGATGGTATCTCCGCTGCCATTACGAACAGTCCCCTCGGAACTGATCGCGACAATCAGATAATCATCGAGCTTCGAAGCACCTTGTTCGACCGCACCGACAACATCTTCACGGATGTCACCGGAAAGCCATTCGTCGATCGTCGAAATCTTGGGTCTAAGACCTTGCAATTTGTTGATCGCCATGGGTCGAACTTCGAGCAAAGATCCAGTTAGGAAATTTTCAACCCCCTTTTTGGTGGAGGCTAGCTTCACTCGATTGGCTCGAGAACCGGTTGTATTCTGCAGAGAACCTTCGGTCAGAAATTTGAACAGGGGACCGCGACTACGAGTGATGGCAGTCCGGAAAGGTGACATGACCTCGTCGGCCTGCTTCATCGTAGGCGCTGTGGTGATCTGGTGGGTAGTCGATGTGTCGACGTTCAGGAAATAACTTTGTATGCACTCAGCATACATAGATTTGGCAGCACCTCGGGCGACGATGAGGTATTGCTTTGTAGTCAAGCGCTTCTTGATCGTTTTTGTGACGTACTGCCCACCATGATTACCAGCTCGTGGTTTGTACACGCTTCGCTTGACGAAGTAATACCAACCGAAGATCTGTTCGGCCCAGAGCTTGAATGAGGGAAGAAGATGAAGGTCGCTTCCATCAGTCAAAGTCAGTTCGTTTTCGCAGTAGGCGATGAATCCGTTTACCGCTTTGTCGTCGTACCAGATGTTTGGGTCGGCGATGAGTTTGTCGATGCGGTTCATCTCCATCGAGATCTCCCGGTTGACGGGTATCTCGCCACGAATTACTGCGTCACGGAACTGACCGTAGTAAATCGGAGTTGCCGTATTCGACAGACCCATCGCCTACCGCCTTACTTCTTGACAGCGGCTTTGACGGCCTTGCCGACCGGACCGTTGAGTGTGTTATGAATATCGTTCAGAGTCTTCCCAGTCTTGAGGATTCTCTGTACGTGCTTGTTCCCGATGTCGAACTTGGATGGGCGCTTCGCACTGAGATCGCGATGGGTCTGCTCCAACTGCATCCGTGTGTTGAGTGCCTGAAGGTCAGCGTTGGACAACGCCTTAACACCACCTGCCCGGATCTTGGCCAGATGCGCTTCCGCAGCCAAGTGGTCGGGGGATGGAGGAGGAGTCGAAGAGGAGGAGGAACCCCCAGACTTCCGAACACCCCACTTCATTCCCTTAACACCGTGATGCGCTAGAGTTCGTTGTACCAGCAATCGCCCGACGTCGGCGTGGTGGGAGCCGGATTCGGATCCACCCATGATACTCCTTCCCGCTTGACGTTGATTCGCCATTCGAGTTCTTGAATCTGCTTTTCCATCGCGGCGATGACGAAGGAATTCGTTGGCGGGTCGAACAACATGCGAACCCGAAGACAAACATACGTCTTGACGTCGTTTAGCTGAGGATCGAGACCGAGGAAGACATCCCACGTGGCGGTGTTGTCCGCGATTTGGTAACCAAAATCGGAACCAATCCCCAACCCGTTCAGAATCGAAAAGACGCTATTGATGTGAAGAACAATCACACCGTCGAACGCCGTGTAACTCGGATCGATGTTGAGTGATCGCTTGACATCGTCGAGAATACTGGTGGACACGTGGGACACCTCCTTCGAGTGTTAGAACCAACCGGCGTTGAGACGTCGCTGGACAGCCTTGATGCACTCTGAGATCGGGGTGGACAGACGACGGTCGTACGGCGTCCCCAGGTACTTCTGGAGAGCTCCGACGGTATCGTAAGGCTGACCGTTTTGAACGATGCCGTAGCCGTCGACCTTGAGATTTGCGTTGATCTTCCGGTTGAGCAGTTTCTGGACCTCGGCGACCAGGATGCTGGAAGGCGTGGAAATGACACCGTCGACAGGCGTGCGCATGATCTCCTGCCAACGAGTGATAGTCAGCGGTCCGAGCTTGCCATCCTCATCGAGCTTGTCGGAAGCGGGCGACGGAGAAGGCGCAGGAGCCGGTGTCGGAGATTCACCCTTGAGGATCGCGTACTGAGCCTGCACCTCGGCGACGATGTCGTTGAAGTGGCTCATGACGAATGGTCCGGGACAGTCGGTGGACGACCAGTGACGGTGCGGAAAGATGTTTTCGGCGGTGGGGGCGGCGCCGATCACGTGGACGAAGAGCCACGCGGCGAGCCGAGCCGCCGACTTCCAGGTGACATCCGCGACGACCCAGTTGGGGGCGCCGGTCTGATCCGTCATCTCGATGCTGATCGTGCTCTCGTTGCCCGCGGTGTCGCCGACAGCCCAGGCGTACTCGTCGACCTTCACGAACTGCGCAACGTTGCCCTTAGCGTCGACGTCGAAGTGGGCGGAAGCCTCGCGGGTGGTCCACGTCTCGAGGATTTGGTCGAAACTGACCCCGACCCCGCCATTGTGATGGAACGTGACAGAGGTCTTGTTCCAAGTACTGTGGGTCACGTGACCCGTGGCACTCAGCCGATCGATGTAGTCGGCGACGGGCTTGTCGTAATCGATGGTGGTCATGCTTTCCTTCCGTTACCAAAGCTTTGTGTCGCCCGGCCTGCGTTCGACGAAGGGCCGGAGTAGTTGTCCTTCGTCGCCGTAGTGAATTGCGTTGTGAGTTCGATGCGTTACGGCGATCAAGAACTCGGGGTCTAAGATACTTGCATCGCCTTCTACGATTTCGCTGACCTTCATCGGATTCATATGATGAATGTAGATTCGGTCATGGATATCGTAACCTTCTACACCAAGATCGCAGCCGTTATCGCGAACGATGACGATATCGCGAACACGGCGCCATTCTCTTGATGTATAAAACTGTTGGTTGATGTATCTGTCGAATCCGAAGGTCATATCTCCAACACGACCATGCAACGCGAGGTAACGAAACCGTTCCTCAAGCGTTTCCAGTCTTTTCAGTTCGGAATAACGCCTAACCATCGTATTCGTCCAGAGGATCTGTCGGCTCTTGGCCGGCATAAGTCCGCATCGCGTTCAGAGCATCTCTGTACAGTTGCTCGACTTCCTTCTGGGACTCAAGAGCTTCCATCTTCACTCGCATGAGTTCATTCTCATGACGGAGACGCTCCTGCTCGAGTTGCTCTCTTCCCGAACCGGCCTTCAAGAAGAAGGTCGTCTCCTGCGAAGTGGCCGTTCCTTCCTTCAGACGTCTCTCGACCAGGTCGAAAGCCAAAGAAACCAAGTAGCTTTCACGGCCCTCGGGGGTTGTGGCCCGTCTAGCGCGCCTTGAACCAGCACCCCGGTCCGAAGCGACCATAGTTTACAACCCCTTTCTATGAGCTTAGAATGCTTTCTGGGCAACTTTCCGCCGGACCAAGATCACAAACACCCCACTTTTTGTCCCTCCGGGGCTATTTTTGGT